GACAATGAAATAGAGGTTGAGGACTTTAAGAAAATACTTGAGGCTGTGGCTGTTCGGTTGTTAAACCCAGAGAACGTAAGGGTTTTGCTTGAGATAAATTTCAAAGGGGAGCTTTTAATTGATAAGCTAACAATTAATGACGATTTCCCACTTGAGACCTTTGTACACACGAAACACACCGAATCCGCTAGAATGAGGAAGCCTGGCATTAAGTACAACGAGAAGAATAAGATGAAATACTGTGAGATTCTAAGATCTCAAATGAGATTGAACAGGGTTATTATTAATGAATCATCATGGACAATCCCAGAGCTTTTCTCTTTTGGCCTTAATAGTAGAGGAACGTATTCAAGTCAGTCTGGTCATGATGATGTTGCCATGACTATTGTTAACCTGTCTGGGATGTTCGAATCATCTGATTTTTATGACCTTGTTGGTGAATTATATGACGATCTTGGAGAATCCACTTATAGGGATTTGATTGATTTAAAACTAGAAGAAGGAAATCCCGATGGTGATGGTACTAAAGAGGGTGGATTCTATGGTTCTTTTAGCCAGTTGCTCTAAATAATTTACTTTGCCTGATATATACAATTACTAACCTTGTAGCATACAAAAATGCTAGTTTTGGTTTAGATATATAGTAGGCAAAAATATCTCTTGTACAATAATGGCAAAGAAAATCAAACTGGATTTATCCCAATTTAAAGCATCAGGAGTCTATACACTTGAGTTTGACGCTTCGGAAAACGTCATCTTAACGTCCCAGACTATAAGATTGGTGGTGGGATTTTCGAATAAAGGACCTTTTAATGCTCCCGTGTATTTACCAGACGTAACTACAGCGGTAGCAATTTTTGGTGAAATCGATAAGACTTTAGAGGCTAAAGGATCTTACTTTCATAGATCAATATTTGCGTGTTTAAACACTGGACCCGTATTTGCTTTGAATCTAATGAACCTCAATAACAATATTGACAGTCCAACTGCGGATGTTGTAAACTATTTTGGTTATTCAATCGATACTGAGCAATCGAACGGGGTTTTAACCTCTAAATTATACTCTTCTTTCTATAATAAAGAGAGATTCTGGTTTGCTGACACTGATTATTTCCTAGCAACCCTTTCTGCAGTTGACACTGGAAGACTATTTAACCTAGTTAATCTTGGTAAGGAGTCTATGAGTGTTATTGTTAGGAAGTCGACTGATGCTGTACAACCACTACAAGGTTTTGATGTTTTTGCAATTGATTGGTATGGAGCAGAAAACGTGCCTAGCTTCATGCACCCCTACGATTATATTTCTGACTACTTTATTGATGTTATATCGGTATCTGGAGATTGGACCGATTATGAGACATTATCGTTAGATCCTAAATGGAGTTCTTATTTCACTAGGAATGGATTTATTAAGAGTCAAATCAATAATTTCCTATCCCAACCAGATGTAAATATAGTTGCTTCGACAACTGGGTGTTTAATCCCAGATTTTGTTGACCTAAATGGTAACAACCAATACATCCAAACACTTATTAACAACAATACTCCATCAACTGGATTATTCTGTGCGGTAGATGAGGATGCAATGGATGATATTTGCACTAACCCCTATAAAATTGATCTTGTAGGACACCACTTGATTGATGAACTTACAGCAGATAGAGATATTGCTGACGCAAGACTTAATTTCTTAAGTTATGATCAGAATCTTACTGCTGACTATTTATACACTCAAAAGGTAACAACAATTACTGATGCTGCTACTGGAGCATCTGGAGCTTCTCCAGATTCAATTAACGTTGGTACCTTATTTACAGTTGGTGCAACATCAACTTATGGAATAGGTGCTACTGCATTTGATGCTTATGATGCTTCCCTTAAATATGGTGGATTACACTATGTTATAACAAACACTGGAGTTACTGGAGCATCTCTAACAACAGCTGAGAAGAACGAACTAGCATCTTTTGCAACTCCTAGCGCTACCTCCTCTCCATTCATTATAGGTACTGTTACTGGTCTATCTGGATTAACTGGTTCGGTTATAAACCAATTCTCAGAAAATGATTTGGTAAAATTAAAAATAGCAGGTGTCATACAGACTGGCGGAGAAGTGCTTTTAACATGGACACACCCACTTGATACTACATCCTATTCAGCCCAAGGCATATCAGTTACACCTTACAGTAATATGGTTGGTGCCACTTCTGGTTATGTTTCTGCTGATTACTATCAAATTGCTTCTTCAGATTATCTTGACATTACTAGCGTTGATCCTGCTACTGGGGCTACTTCAGGAACTAAGAATGATGTACTAACAGGTCAACTTAGTACACAATTTTATCAGGATCTTCTATATGGTGAGCTTGAGGATGGAGACCAAATTTGGCTGAATGCTGATGGTAGTTCTGTTAATTACATTGGATATGAATCTACCGTAGATAGAGACCAATTTGCAGTATCTTATGCTAGAACATTTAATAATGTTTCAAGACAAAGTCCAGATCAGTTGGAGAACTATCCTGCTTTTGGAAGCGTTTATGCTTCTGATAACATAGGTTCTTCAGTAAGTTCGGATAAGACTGATATAATATCCTCTGTTGGATCAATCAATCAATTTGTAAGTGTTATAACTCAAATAGATCCGACTAACTTTACTATATCTTCTTCTCCATCTTCTCCAATTTCAGTTGGTGATTTGCTAGTTTCTACCGATCTTGATATCTGTGAAACTGTTGGAAGTAATAGACAGAATAGATTAACTAGGGTAACCACAGTTGCTCAAACAACAACACCAAACGTTGTTCAGGTAACAACTGCAAGGCCACTTTATTACTATGCTGGAAGCCCAATCCAAGTACAGAAGTTCAAATCAATTCCGCAATTTACTAGGTCTTTTGATTTCACTTATTTAAATGGGTTTACCATGAGGGATTCTCACAGGCCAAATGGTACTGATGCTAGAGTTTCTGAAATCCTTGATGTTATGTACAATACTAACATCGCAGCAACACTTGCTGCTAAGGACGTAATATCATTCAGATACATTGTTGATACGTTTAGTGGACAAATACTTCCGAATTCTAAGTATCAATTAAGTAAGCTTGCGATGATGAGACAAAAAGCTTTAGCACTTATCAACGCACCATCAATGGAGCAGTTTAGAGCATCTACAGATCCTAGATTTACTGATGCACCAACTCAGACTAATCCGTATCCTTCCCTGAAAGCTCAATACATTTCAGAGGGTGGTAATTTATCGCTTAATCCTTCTTACACCTTCAGTTTACCAACTGAAGATCAGGGAGCAAAATTTGCTGCGTTCTATACTCCTTATCTTACAGTAAGGGAAAACAATAGAAACGTTAATGTACCACCAGCAGCTTATATTTCTAATAACTTTGTAAGAAAATTTGCAAACGGTGAACCCTACAGTATTATTGCTGGTCAGAAAAGAGGGGTTATCTCGGGACAAAATTTAGTTGGTCTTGAATATGATTTCACTGATGAAGATAGAGGATGGTTGGAGCCAGTAGGTCTTAATCCGATTATTAAAAGAAGAGGCCTTGGCGTAGTTATCTTTGGTAACCAAACTGCTTATCAAACTGTTAACTCAGCATTTAACCTCGTACACGTGAGGGACCTTCTCATTAGTGTTGAGAATGATGTTGAGGAAATCATGGCAAACTATCTCTTTGATTTCAATGAGGATTCTATCAGACTTGAAATCAAGACTTTGGTTGATAACTACCTTGATGGTGTAAGAGCTGGTGGCGGTATTTATGCTTACCAGGTTATTATGGATTCTTCCAACAATCCGCCTTCAATCATCGACCAAAACATTGGAATTATCGACGTTATTATCGAACCTGCTAGAGGTATCCAAAAGTTCATAAACAGAATTACAGTAACAAGAACTGGTGGTATCGCTGCTGGAGGATTTATTCAGTTTGCTTAATTTCTTAAATTAGAAAAATAGGATAAATATAAAAAAAGGAAAAACTAAATGGCTGGTTTACCACATTACCAAAACTCCATAAACTCGGTTAATAAATTCGAGCCAGTTTATCTCAATCAGTTTGAGGTAAACGTTATACCGCCTGCGGCTGTAGCTGGAGGTCCGGTTTTGCTTGAACATGTTGTTTCTGTAAGTGGTTTGGACGTGGATAAAAATCCTAGCTTTGTTTCCCAGAAGTACAAGTTTGCAAAAAGGAATTATGCTGGAGGTAAGCCAGACACTACTACCCTAGATCTTGGATTGAAGTTTACAGTAAACCTTGATGATGCTAATTCCATGTATGTCTTCAAAACAATGAGGCAATGGACGGATTTAATATACAATCCATTAACAGGCGCTCAAGGTATAAAAGCTGATTACACCGGTACGATAGTGGTATCTGTATTTAATAAAAGCGGTGATGTATTCAGAAGAATTACCCTTAAGGATTGCTTCCCTCTAAAAGCAATTGATCCGATGGAGCTAGAATATGTAAATGGTACTACCCTCTATGAAATCAATATGACTTGGGCAGTTGATTATTGGGATGATCTTTTCCTTTAAAATAAAAAAAGCATAAATGGCAGGCTTACCACATTTTAATAACTCTAAGGCAGCAAGGAATAACTACGAACCGGTTTTCTTAAATCAGTTTGAAGTTTTGATTACCCCACCAAATGGAATAAATCTTGCTAACACCACTTTCAAGGGAGAAAACATTCTCACTCAGCAAGTGAAGAGTATATCTGCCCTGCAAGTTGATATACAACCGGCAGATGCTGTAACACAGTACTATAAGTTTGCAGAAAGAAGATACGCTGGTGGTGAACCTTCAACTTCTGATGTGCAATTTAATATGTCTTTTGAGGTAAACCTGAATGACGATAATTCTATGGTCCTTTATAAGGTTTTAAGACAGTGGTCTGACCTAATATACAATCCATTAACTGGAGCAATGGGTTTAAAAAGGGATTATGTGGGTTCGATGGTAGTTTCAGTATTCAATAAACAAGGTGATGTTTTTAGAAGGATTACTCTTAATAATTGTTTTTTAGTAGAACCAATTACACCAATGAACCTTTCTTATGATACTGGTGATGCCCTCTACACAAT